CAAGTTTGGGCCTAAGACGGCTTTCGATGTCACTATTGATGGCCGTAAGATTGGGTTGGGATTTAACAATAAACTGGTGGCTAATTTGCAACCTGGAACGGTGGTTGAATATGCAGTTGAAGAAGGACAGTACCCGAAAGTCACGTCTATTGTGGCTGTGTCAGGTGAGGCTGCTCCTGCTGCTACGCCAGCTACTCCGGTTGCTCAAACCGCAACTTCTAGCCCGACCAACAAAGATTGGGGTCTTGCGCTCCACAACGCATTGGAGTTTGTGAATGCTCACTACAGTTCTCCACTGGTCAAGAAGTCGCTGTCCTTGCCAGAGAAGTTTAAACTGGCTGTGGCATATGCAGATATGATCGTGCAATATGGACTGACGGGTAAGGTTGTGACAGTTGACGCGGAAGAGGAAGCGAAGTTGCAGGATGTGGCAGAGGAAGCCGAAACTGCGGTTAACTAATACGATGTCGGGATGGTCTGTTAGAACAGACGCTAGGTTATTACGCTAGAAGAGGACCCAAATCTGGACGCAGACGTGGTGAATGCTAATAACTGAGTGGCCGCTATTGCCCCCCACTGACGAGGCAACCGGCGCGGGGTGCAAATCCCCCTCCCGATTCCATTTTTGGAGGAATGAATGCCTAAAAATAAGATCAGCGTGTACTTTACTGATAGTAACACACCGATGAAGTTTGCGGATACAGAAGTTACTTATCTGAGTGGTGTTGTGGGTTTTGCTGGTGAGGTTGTATCTATTGTTTTTCCACTTCATCGTATCCGTAGTATTATTACAATCAGAACAGAGGAAGAAGAGAAGGAAACAAAACGTGCGAAGTAAACTGTTGTTGGTTCTATTGTTGCTGAGTATCGCTACGCCAGCATTTGCCGCCTACGGCCCCAATAATGAGGAATGCTGGACTAACCCTACGACTAATACGGACGGCACTCCACTGACAGACTTGGCGGGGAATCGCCTTTATGCAGGGAAGGCGAGTGGAGCATATACTATTATCAAAGATGTAGTGTTATCTGCTATGCCTGGTGGCAGGTGCTTGGCGGGAGAAGTAGGGGTATTGCTGGGAAGTTTGGGGATGACTACAGGAACATGGTATATCGCTGTGACGGCATACAATTCTGCTGGTACTGAAAGCGGGTACAGTAATGAGGTAACCGTCCCTTTCGATGCCGCTTCTCCAAAATCCCCTACAAATGCGGTAAGATAATTATACCCTAATTGGAGAAGCAGATGAGTCATAGGGTAGCAAAACGACAAAGAAAAGAACTGCGTAAAGCAATTCTAGCTGGTCAGTTTGGAGAGGAAGCGAGAGAGTTGTTGAAGAAACTCCAAAAGGAATTGAATGGAATGTTTAGCGCCTTTCAAGATATGAAAATGCTATATCAAAAATTGCATTTGGAATATCAGATATTGCGGGAGGAACGCAAAAATGAAAAGAGATAGTAAGGGAAGATTTGCTCCAAAATATAGAACGGGATCACCACACGCATATGTTGGTAGGTGTTTGAGGGGGCCAAGTGGTGTTTATATTATTGCTCAAGTAGAGTGTAGGCGGTTTAAACTAATTGGTATGACGAGCGGTAATCGTTTCTCTGATACAGAGAGTTTTGATTCGACTGTAGACCTAGTCGAGTACTATACGAAAAAGAGACGTTTTGAACAAGTGAATGTGTCCCTCAATGTTAGAAAACTCGAAGGGTGGGGCTATGGGGTTTGATCTATTAGAGGATTTGCTGGATGAAGAGATAAGGAAAACAAATGAGCTACATAAAGCAACCAGAAAAGGACGAAAGTATTTTAGTGCGTCAAATTCAGGATACTGTCCTAGAGCTACGATCCTCAATCGACTCTCTGCAAAAGAAATTCCTGCAACTGAACGCCAGCTTAGGATATTCTGGATTGGTAGTACCATCCACGAAGCTGTTGAACGAATGCTTCAGTCTTCGGGAAGACTTATCGCGGCTGAAAAGTTTGTCGGAGATCGAGGCGGCTATCTTGTTGGCTCGTTTGATTTCATACTTAGAGACACCGATGGGAAAAATGTCCTGTACGAATTGAAGAGTATTAATAGCAATCGGTTTTGGAATAAGATTGCCAAGAAGGGTAAAGAACCATTCAAGCATAATGTGATGCAAGCTATAGCCTATTTTATGCTGGCAAAGGGCTATCAAATTGATAGGGTTAAGATTGCATATATTAGTAAAGACGATGCAGCCCTAAGAGCATTTAGTGTCCCTCTTGACACAGGGTTAATTAAAGAAGTTCACGATTGGTGGGAAGCTGTTAATTGGTGTTATACAAACAAGCAGCTTCCAGCCCCATATAAAGAAGAGGATCAGGAATACAAGGACTTCTGTAAGAGTTGTTCATTTCGGTCATTGTATTGCTTTCCAGATACAGAACATACACAAGATAGTATTGATCTGAACTTGGAGGAATTGCAATGGCCCGACGGGAACGGGATCGCCGCTACGCCAGTACAGCTAGAGGGAAACTTGTTAGAAAAGCCAATCACTTTAAAGAACGATTCCCAGGGCTAGAGCCTGAGTGGTTGAGAGAACGGATTACAGAATGTATTGGGATACCATGTAAATACTGTCATGTAGAGCTTAATTTAGAGAATTGTTCCGCAGATCATAAGGTATCGGTTAAACATGGTGGAGGAAATGAACAAAATAATTTTCAACTAATTTGTAAGAAATGTAATCGAGGTAAGGGGGATTTTGATGATAGATTCTTCGTTCTCTTGTTGGATTTAGCTGAACGGTATAAAGAACGAGAGAACTTATTGAAGAGATTGGCTATGGCAACAATGGTATTTGGTAGGAGATTCTGATGGTATGGTTACGGGGATTATTCTTATTGTTTGTTACTTTTGTGGTTTGCTGGGTATTTTTGCCCATCACTATTGGAGTAATTTTAGAGATTAAGAGGTTGGTGAAGGAGAAACATGGACGCTGATGTTGTTTGTTATATTAATAATATTCCTATTTATCGAGAGATTGGTGTTTTGCATGACGTGTATCAAGAACTCTTTGATCGTGTCCCATCTATTTACATGGTCAGTGGGGGATATTTGATAAAGACTCAGAGTATGACAGCCAATCAACAGAATAATCTAGTGAATGAATTGACTAAACGACTCTCTGATAAATGGGAAATTGATTGGGAGTTGGATCACAATAGCATACTGCTCAGGAGACTCTAATGGCTGATGAAGAAAAGAAAGATAAAAAGGAACGAGAACTTGGTTTGGGACTGGGTTTAGACGCCAAAGTCAGAGTATATAAGCTGACTAAAAAGGTTCTGGACTTTATTGAAGATGCGTATAAGAAAGACGAATTAGTCAATGATATGGAACTGTTTGCTGTCAGCCAGTCTATCTCGTTGAATGTGAATCTTCGGATTCGAGAACTCTACGGAGAGAATGTGTTACTGGCCTTGCATTTGTTAATTCAGCAGCAGAAGTCCAGCACTATTGATGAGATTAAGGAGAAGTTGGGAACGGATGAGATTGACCAATTAAACAAGCTCTGGAATCTCCCACCCGATATGAAAAAAGGTAATGCGTAATGAACGATTTGGTGCGCTATACAAATTGGTTAAATACATTAGAAGCTATTGCTTTGCGTACAAACGTGTGTGCGACTGAGCATGGTTTTTGGGGAACAGATAATCCAAGTACTAAGGCAGAAAAAATTGCACTTATGCACAGCGAACTTTCAGAAGCATTAGAAGCTATTAGACACGGGAATCCACCAGATAAACATATCCCCGATTTTTCGGGATTAGAGGTAGAACTAGCCGACACAATAATTAGAATTATAGATTTTGCTTTCCAATATAATTTACATATTGGGGAAGCTATGTTAGCTAAAATTGCCTATAACGAAAGTCGTCCTTATAAACATGGAAAGGCATTTTAATGGAATACTATCTGATTGGTTCTCTTCGTAACGAAAACCTGGGAACAATAGGGAATGAATTGAGACAGGCAGGACTAGAGATTTTTGACTCTTGGTATGCGGCAGGGCCAATTGCAGATGATTGTTGGAGAGACTATGAGAAAGCTAAAGGCAGTAATTATAAACAAGCTTTGGCTGGGTATGCGGCTCAACACATATTTCAATTTGATCGAAAGCATCTTGATCGTTGTGATGGTGCTATCCTTGCTTATCCTGCTGGAAAGTCAGCACATTTGGAACTTGGCTACATACTTGGTCAAGGTAAGCCGGGGTATATCCTATTAGATGGAGAACCAGAACGATTTGATGTGATGCTCAATTTTGCTACTGCTGTCTGCTATACAACTACAGAGTTAATTGGCGTGATAAGAGAAGGTTATTGGTCACAATTCCAACACAGAAACAAGAACAGACAGAATCTTGTACCATTTTATCCTTTAGAATCTGAACATGAGGTTCCGAGCGTGACTGGTGGTAGATATGTCATTTGAAACTAAAGATAGCGGTAAGAGAGAACAGTATACGTCTGGTATGGTGCGAGATACCACGGAGGGTAAAGCACGTTTTGATTTAATCTATATGCCCATGCTTGTTCGATGGGCAGAACTGATGGCAAGAGGGGCAGTTAAATACGGAGAGAGAAATTGGGAGAAGGCTTGTAGTTTAGTCGAATACCTACGATTTAAAGGGTCTGCATTCAGGCATTTTATTCAGTGGTTTATGGGAGATATGGACGAGGATCATGCTGCTGCTGTATTCTTTAATATCTCGGCAGCAGAGTATGTGAAAGCTAAACTAGATGCTATGACAGATATAGACCCCGATAAATGGAGCCATACATGACAGAAATGACACAGCTTACGATAGGGAATGCTATTACAGATTCTAGAAATTATAAAGAAGGTTATGAGGATGGCTACCAGGCTTGTAGAAAAGATTTTGAGGAAGCAACAGAAAAATTAAAGATGGTTTATCATGCTATACTTAGCGACAATAAACGCTTGGTTAATGAAAACTTCCAATTGCATACTGTGGTTTTGAATTATCAAGAAAAGTTTAGAACTATATTTGGGAAGCCGTTAGCGGAAGGAGAAGCAGATGGCGTTTGATCCTATTACAGGCGCAGAGGATTTGTTTAAGAGTATTGTTGGTCTTGGCCAAACCTATATCGACAACAAAGAAAAGGCTGCTGAGTTTGCATTCCAACTTGCTCAATTACAGGTACAGTTTTCACAACAGCTAGTCCAAACTAAAACCAGTCCTTTTGTTGATGCATTGGTTAAGTTTATGTACGCTATGCGGGATGTTATTATCCCAATGTTTAGGCCCATTGGCAGTTTTCTTCTTACTGCTTCTTGCGCCTATCTTAATTATAAACAGATCGCTCCACCTGAACCTATCAACAGTATTATGGCGTCTTCGTTTCCTGGGTGGATGGTGTCAAGGCACATTAATAAACAAACCGAATTAACAAAAAATGGAGCATAAATGAAAGTACGAATTCAATACCTAAATGAACGGGATGAGGTTATTGCTTCTGATGAGTTTCAGGGGATTGGAGCAATGAGACAGTTTCAGATTGCTCCTGCTTTAGGGGATGGGACGGTACTGGTAGGGTATCAGTTGCAAACGATTCTAGGAGTGCGAAATCAGGCACAGAAGGTTATTCAATGATGCAGGAAAATTTAAGTTGGATTGGCTATGCTATAATACTCGGCTTGACATTATTCTTGATTATTTATGCCTTTTATGATGGGGATTAACTTCCAAATAAGAGACAGGGGCCATCAGGGTTGCCGCTAATCCATACTTCAATAGGAGTATAGATATGCCAGTACCAGAGCGAGATACAGAGGACTCCTAGAAGTAATCCGGCCAAGAACCAAAGAAATTTTTTCATTAGGGGAATAGCTCCTTATATAGAAGTCCTCCACCTAATTGTGGAGGGATCATTCTAATCATACTTCCTACAACACCTTTTCCAACCGTATCCCTAAATTCCTTCCCAGTAATTTCTCCCGAAAGCCATTTAGTCAACCCTGAAACAAACGTATGCGCCTGGGCAGCGGTAGTACTAATTGTTGGCCCTGCTCCAAACTCTACAGCCTGTTCTTTTGTTTTCGCATTTGCAGCATTAATGGCTTCTCCTACGATACCAAAAGTTACTTTCATTCCCATATGAACGGCTGCATCGGTTAGTTTTTCTGGATCAGTTTCCCCCATCATTTTACTTTTAACCAATCCAATTGTTGCCGCAAATGGCAATCCCCCAACAAGGAATCTAGCAGTATTTGTAAGCGGTCGCTGTTTCAGCATATCTAACATAAACTGTGCTTGTCTGGTAGCTGCTTTTTTGAACATTGTTAGGAATTCCCACTCAGGAGTAGTTGCCCAAAGAGGCAAATCAACAGGGCGAACTCTTCCAATAGTAGCATCTGCAATTCGTTTAATCGCAAGATATTTGTCCTGTTGTGCGATCCCCTTATTTTTAATTACATCTTGTGGGTTAATATATAATTCTTTTAATGCTTTATTCGCAAGAGTATCTGTCCCATTACTTTTAATGGTTCGTTGTACCATTTTTTCGATATACGGATCGCCCAATGTTGCGCCTACCCGTCGCATATAGTTCATTATTGGATCAATACCATTTACTTTAGACAGGACTTTTGACATCCGACTATTAAATCCACCCCACTCATTATAGTCTGACATAATCCCTCGTAGAACGCCAGCATTAGCCATGAAGTTTCGATCAGCCCCAGTGAGTAACCCATAGGTTGCTTTGATTAATCCTGGTACTGTTTTTAACCCATAACGAGTAATAAGATTACTGCCACCAGACGCTAAGTGAACAAACGCCACCCCAGCTTGCCAGAGCATATAAGAAAAGTTATTACCAGCACGTTGAAGTTTGGATAACGTAGGATCAATAACCTCTCCATTTGTAAGTCGGGTATAGAGTCTTTGCCCAATATCTGCTGCATTAGTATATCGCTTATCCTGCCCCAATTGTCCGAGTAATTGATTGTAAACCTCGCCATCTTTCCCAAATTGATTAATCTGTTCGATACGCCTAAAGGTAGCTAAATAGTGTTTGTTCCATGCATCAATCGGATTCACATTATAGCCGAATTCTTTAAGAGCATCGTAGGTAGGTAGTATAAGTTTTCTTTTTTGTTCTGCTGGGGCTTTCATCCCAGCCCTTGATTCAGCTATCCGTTCATATTCTTTTTGGATCAGATTCGTGGCTTCAGCATCGTTCGCAGCAAGCTTATGCTTGACAAGATATTGTTTTAATTTTAATTCGTCTAATGGTTGCGCGAGCAAATGTCTTGGATGGAACATTCGTGGTGTTCCAGTCTGCCCAGTCTTGCCATAAATCTCTTGAGTAATACGAGTATTTAATTCGTCAAGTTTATCGAATGCAGCTTGGACTCTAGGAGAAATAGATTCAATATGTGGAAGGCCATAATAAACGGCTTCAGCTTTATTGATAAGATTTTTAGTTTCTGTTTGAGAAAGTGTTTTTAGTACAGGAATATACTCTCTTTGGATTTGAGAAAGACGAAGTTCTGGAATATCAATATAGTTCATAAGCTTTGTTGCAAGGGTATCCCCAATCTTACCAGCATTTCTCAATACAGTTGTAGATGCGCTAATCGCTTTATCCCACACCTGCCCCCATAACCCACGTTGAATCATCTTTGCGTCTTCTCCCCCATCATGCAAAGAAAGATTATGAAGGGCATTATTCGCCACTTGTTCAGCAGGGCTATTTGGAGGAAGAGAAGCCCTCGATTTAGCAACTTCATCAGAAAGGCCCAGTTGCATTCTCATCCATTCTTTAGGATTTTGTTCCATGAATGTCTGGACTAATTCGTGTTGGCTCTGAGTCATCCAATTATCTGAATTGTTCTCGATATGCGCTTCTAAAGCTTGAGTAGTTTTAAACTGTTTTGTAATAGCTGGTGCGGGATCGTATATTTTATTGAACTTTGCTTCTTCTCTTTCGGCACTTTTTTGAAGTTCTGTAATATCCTGATGAGATAATCCCTGTTGAATAAATACTTTTTCTTGTGCCAAATCTTCTGCTGTTCTTTTAAATCCTTCTTCTTTAGGATAAAGTGTCTGTTGAGCTAATTCTGTAATAGATTTAGTTTCAGTTTTTGGACGTAATGGTTTCGTTTCAACTGGTTTTCCAGTTACAGCTTCCATCCCTAACTGTGCAACAGACGGGCTAGGTTGGGTTGATGCTGTTGGCCCAAACGGTTCAAATGGTTCGGGAGGAACTGGTGTAGTAGTTTTAATTTCTTTTTCTGTTTGATTGATAATAGCTTGAGGAACTTCTTTTTCTACCCAATTACTGACATACCGTCCAGCCATCTTTGAATAGAACCTAGATACCCCTCCCCAAATAATACCAGCATTCACAATATCCATACTACTATCAAATATCTTTTTTGCAGCATCTAAATGAATACCCGAAGTATCATAAGGATCAAGAGAGCTAACCCCTGTAAAAAAATCACTAACAGTTTGTCCAGTCAATATTCGTTTAGCTGATTCTGCGACTCCCACTACATTATTATATGCGGTATCTAAGGGATGTAGGAGTGGCTGAAAGGCAACTCCCGCTGCCACATTAGCAGCTACTTCCGTGGTCCGATAAAGAGCTTGCTCCCAACCTTCTTCTTTTGGTCGTTGTTGAAGAGTATTCTGTGCTAAATTTTGACTTAGGAACTTATCCTGCGAATCAACAGCAGGAAACGGATTATTCGGGGTATCAGGATTTTTGGCTGTATCTACAACATCTTTAAGAGGTTGATGTTCTGTAGAAGGAGGTGGTACGGGAGGTTGCAAAACAATCCCACTTGTAGCAGGAGGGGTTAAAGTAATACTAGGTTGAGTAGTCGTAGGTGGTTCGAGAGTAATAGGCATTATTTCACCGAAACCCATTCCTTACCATTTGAGATTTTTTTAGTTCCATCGGGAAATGTCGCAGTAAATCCTTTATATTGTGCTGGATCAAGTTGAGATAAATCTGTTATTGTTTTGGGAGGGGTAGTTGTAGATGTTGAAGTCGGAGATGTCCCTGCCGCATCTCGTTCCCATTTTGGTGCAACTGCCCCTAAACTAGTACCTAAGAACCCTGGTTTACCTTCAATTAGATGGTATGTCGTAAGTTGTGCATTGTTCGGCAAATACGGGTTGATAAGTTTCGCCAGATCGTTTTGCTGACTTCTTAGATTTGTTTCAACATCAGGTTGGATTGTTTTTCCATGTCCACCTATATATGCTTTCATATTCTCAGCGTTATATTGTCTTTCTAAGTCATTATACTGATCGAATGCTTTTTGAATTTGAGTGGGCAATTTATCATAATATTGCTTACTCTTTGCATCTCGTTCATCCCACAAAGATAACGAATTAATAGTAGCGTTAATTTGAGGATCAGTTGGATCGTGAGCCATCAAAATTCGTACTGCTGCTTTTCTATGTTCAGCATTAGTATAATCAAACGGTTTATTTGGAGGAAATTCTTTATTCCAATCTTTTTGAACATCTTGAACAATTTTTTGTCTACTTTGTTCTTTCATTTCTTCTGCTGTAGGTGCAGGAAGAAACTGCTCAAAAGATTTAGCAGGAACTCCTTGTTTCATTAAATTACCTGCCGTTATTGCTCGTTGTTTAGCAGGGCCATCGGGCATATTTTTAGCTGCTTCCAATAATTGCTGACCTGCTGTACTTGCCTCCATGATTTCCCTACCATGCTGTGCTTGAATCGTTTTTTGTTCAGTCTGAAAACGATAGTCTTCCATTGTCTTTTCATTTTGTAATTGCATGGCATTCTGTATCATATACTCTTGCAAATGTGACTGTAAAGCTTGTTCAGCTAGAGCCTTGTCTTTTTTCAACTGTTGGCCTTCGGGAGACATGGCATACATTACTTTACCAAGCCCGCTAATAAAATTCCCGATAGCACCAGGCACACCACCGGCTTGTGGCTGCTGTTGCTGATTACCTAAGATTGCCTGGATAGCAGTATTTGGATCAAACTGAGATGTAGTGTCCGGCATTGGTTAATCCTCTCCTTTACAACGCTGCAAATCCAAGCGCACTAAGGGCACCGAGAGCGTCTGCACCACCCGCAGCGGCACCCCCACCAAACAAGCCAGCTAACCCGCTAAGTCCACTAGAAACCATTGGGCCGAGTGCTTCTAATCCTGAACCTAAAGACCCCGCTAACCCACCAATTCCTTGACTACCAAGCAATCCGCTAAGTGGAGAAGACCCGCCAGCTAGTCCAGCGTATCCTTTAGCTAATCCTGCTACCTGTCCACCAAGACCGCCTAATATCTGTTGATAAATTTGAGGCATCATAGTAGCTTCTTGAGCCATTCCTGCGCCACTGGTAAACATCCCACGATCAGCCTGCGCTCCACGAATTCCGGCCTGTGACTGTTGAAGCATTTGCTGGATAGCTGTTTGCATTTGGGGATTTAGTTTAGAAAGATTCCCCATATACAATTGTAGGGCTTGGTTCATCAGATTTTGCGACATACCCTGAGCATGAGCCTGGCGTCCACCTAACATATTATGTACTGTACCCATTTTACTTCATCACTTCCATATAAGTTGAACTGTTAAGAATAAATCCCTGGGATTTATAATAAGCGTTTATCTCAGGCATCTCAGCCATTGTTGTAACTACGCATTGCGCTTGATTCAGCTTGGCCCATTGCCGATAGGTCTGAAAGAGTTTGTCTCCTACTTTATTACTTCTGTATTCTGGAATAACGTACCACTCGATCTCTACCGCTTGGAGTTGTTCTTTATTATACTTTGCTGGTCGAAGGATAGCGCCTATTACACCAACAAATCGTGTCACAGGCTGTTCTACAGTGGTTTGAGCAACTACTAAAAAGTGTTCTGGATTATTCCAAAAATCAATAAATTCATTTAATTTGTACGCTTTCACTTCTGGATGAGTGGGAGCAAATTCTTTCTGAGCGACATTTTGCATCCACTCGCCAACTCGATTAAGCAGGTGTAGGCTCTTGGCTCTTAGTAGAATCATACAGCACCTCATCTTCTAGAGGTTTAGCAGCTTGCCATAACATCCGATAGGTAAGAACACGGAATCCCATCTTTTCAGCCATTTCTCTATCGACAGTATCAAACACGGCCTCTTCAATACGGAAATGGTTTTGAAGATAACGGAATAGAGACTCCATAATCTGCGGTGTAGTGGCTTGATATAACCCAATAGTAAACAATGGCCCTAGAAGAGTACCTGTTACGATACCTACTATTTGTTTCTCATGTAGAGCAACCGCTGATTTAAAGTTAGGGTTATTAGTCCTTTGATCCATCCATGCAATTACGAGAGTTTCCCATGTTTTCTCATCTGTGGTTAAAAACTTAGCCGCCCTTGCAAGATCGTATGTCGATGGTGTGCGAATAATCATAATATCCTCTATTAGGTGATTTCCATATAGTCAATGTAAGCACCAGCCCACAATTTCATAGGCGTTGCACTACTATTGTTTTGTGACCATTGCAAATACACTATTCCTGCTGTAGAACCTACTGTATAAAGCCAATGAATATAGATTGCTTCACGAGTGTTAGCACTATTGTTGTTATCGGCGGGAACGTGCGTACTATCCGATCCGTCATCGCATTGGTATCTCCAAACCGAATTTCCATGAGCGTTATACCAGTTGTTTCTTATGTATGTAACAGATGGAACAGAAAAGGTATATTTATACCCACCTGCTGTTGCGCTACCTCCACTATCATTACCACCAAAAAACAAGAATGCTCGAATTGTATAACGACTATTCGCTTTCACAGGAAAGAATAATTCAGCATCATTAGCTGGTGTAGTATTGCTGGTTCTACTTTCAGTTACAGTCTTTGCCACAGTTATCCAAGTAAAGGCCGGTTGTGGAACAGGAGCATAGCCTGGGATTGGAGTTGGGCTAAGATCAGAGCGTTGGGTAGTATGTGGAATAATAGGTTCTGGTTGTTGGATACCAGGGAATAGCTGTGTTAAATCTGCCATTATTCTGCTCTTGGCTCAATCGTGTAGTTAATACACAGTTTCAATAAAGCAAATCTAGTGTTGCTCTGTGGTTGATTATAAGAGAAATCAAAAGAAATACGATTACCCGTAGTGGTACTGGGGAGTAAAGGTTGATACCAACGAGTCCAACCTGCAGCCGTTGGTGTAAAGGATTTTGTTTCTTTTAGTACACCATCGGCATAGGTCTTCATAGTAATTGAAGTACTCGCATCTGCAGCCACAAACTCCAAAACAGTATAATTAATTGCTTTACGATGGTCTGGAAGATCAAAAGTAAAGTCTTTAGTCTGTGCGTAGCAAGCAATAGTAGTTTCGTCACTTTCGCTAAAGTGGTCGAACTCGACCAATGCGCCAGTGGTAGTCGTGAGAGCAACCCCTACTTTTGGCCCCCAATCAAATGTTAAAATACAAAGATGATCCCGACAAAACGTGCTTAAATAAATCGGATTGGTAAAGGTAAGCTTATAGCATTTTTCTGTCAAATGGTCGAATACAAATACTCTTGGAGTTGTTCCATCTATATTTTCTTGGATAAAACTAGCTAGCCACACCTGATCGTAATTATATCCCATATTAGCTTGAGTATCCCATGTACTCCCTCTGAGCATATTAAAGATAGGAAGTGCAATAGGTTGATAAAACGAACGCATATAAGAGGAAGGCGGAAGTGCTTGCCACCCAAAACCATTAGTAAATGTTACCAGTTGCCCATTAGAAGAAATAATTGATCCTTGTGGGCTAACAGAACCTTTATTGGGATCGGCCTGTACCAGCATGGAATTAACGGGATCGCCTGCATTAAAATAGAGAAACCACGTACTTGCTTCTTTTTGAATAATTAACCGATCAATTTGTTCTGTTAAGGCAATAATAGCTTCCCCAGGGTCACCAATATCGAAGTATTGCGTTCCAGAAGCAGGATCGGTTGCTACTCCAAAAGTTTCCGGTTGCCCAACATTGCTATAATACAAACGATGCGGGAGATTATTAGTTACATCATAGCCGTAAAAAGCAGTATTTTTATGCACAGTACCAATTTGGGTTGTTGTAGTCATTGTTGTTGATTGATCGGCTACGCCATCCCACTTTCGCCACGCAACGCTTCCATCTGTATAATAAATCGCAGAGTATCCCCCAGGAGAAATCGACCTAAAAAATTGAACTAATCTGGTATCTGAACTAGCTTGAGCAGAAATACTACTCGTTGTGGAAGTTTCATCAACTAAGTATCTCGTTTCAAAATCTCCTGTTGATTGATTATACCCGCCAGTAACTAAACAAAGACTTCCTTGATTTACATTAGTAATCGACGATCCCCCTATTTGGAGACTCGTTGGACTCTGAATAGTCACATCGGAAGTAGGAAGGCGATCTTGGTTTCCACCAGAAGCAGTACAATGGATATAGAGTTGACTAATTTGTACGCTTGCTCCTGTACTATTAATATAAAATCCAAAATATTTAAGAGGGTGTGTTCCAATTCCATTAACATCATTTACTGTCCAAGCCGAACCTGTTGCTGGATTAGTCGTCCACGTTACTGTATATGTCGCCCACCCAGTTGAAGGAGAAACAGAAATTTGGTGTGCCGTAACTACAATGTTCCATATCGTTTCTCCTTCTGTAAATGCTAAATATAATTTTGTGGAATCCACAACGTCTATTTTTGCGCGTACTACCATTTGGACGTTTGTAATTGATCCGCTAACGCTAAAAACAGGAAACCCAAATAAAGCATAACTTCCATTAATACTGCTGTTAAAAATATAATCAACACCATCATTAGGTACACCTACTGTATCGTCCACAGCCTGATAATAATTAGCTGTTGTTGGTCTACTAACTCTAAATGTAACTAAAGACTTAGGAACGAAGCCTAGATCATCGCTATGGAGTCTTTTGTACCCTGGTCTACACGTTAATGCCAAATTACTCTGCGCTACTCCCCCTGACCATACTGTTTCGGGAAGTGTAATCAAGTTATTGAGATTCTGCATCTCATTATCTTGGATCATAGTTGGGTGCTGAAGCGTATTAAGACCACCCATAAAATCTATGGTTTTATTTAAAATCTTATCGACCATTTATTTTACCTTTACAGAGCGATGAACTTCTTTAATAAGATCATAAATATGTTCAAGATCATTACTTCTGAGTGTCATTAATTCTGCCCGAAGACTAGATAAACTATAAGCAAGAAACCCAGCGATACTAAGATTAATAGTAGCTAATGTACCTAGCACAAATTGAACCCATGTTTCCATATTACGGCCCCGGCCCTGGATTGCCTGTATCTTGAGGCCAGATATTGAATCTAGCCTGTCTCGGTCTGTGGCGTCGTGCATCTAGTCTAGCTACTTGTGGATACTGTCCAGTATCAACCATGTTCCTACGGTATCGTGCAACAACAGCTTCCAACAAACCTTCATTATAACGAGGGTCTTTGACATACCCGTACAATTCGTTTGTAAGTAAGATAACTAATGTATTCTGATCTGGAAAATCTGGAACGCCCGTATCACCAATATCATAGGCAGGATTAAAATAGTAGAGCAACTGGCAAGTATAGTCTTTATCGGGAGTAGGATAAATATACCCAGTCACATTTGGAGAACCGGAAAGAGTAAACACGCTGTTAATGGCAACAGCTTGTGGGGGGCCGGTAGTACCAGGAGTCCTCAGCATAAAGTACTGCTCCATGTCTATCTTATGAAGAACGATATGGGGAGGATTGGTGGGGTTAATATCTGTTCGGATACATACCATAGTATTAAATTTAAGATAATCTGAGGGAGCCGTCCACGTTGTACTTCCTGATGTTAATGTAACTGTAGCAGGAGGTTGTTTGGAAAGAAACGGCCAAGTATAATCAAGATATAATTGGCTTAACAGAAGGTTTAGTTTTTGATAAGCAATGCTATCTAATTCTGTACCTCGACTGACATTCTGTTCAGCCGCAAGAATAATATCAGCAATTTGTAACGGACTATTGCCTTGAGGCGTTGGCATTTTACCCCACGTCCCTTAATAGCTTAGTTTCTTTTGCTTGACGCTTTTTCTCAGCTTCGACAAACTCTTTTGGAAGGGGTTTTGAAGGATCAACAGCCCTCTGGTACTCCGCTGCAAGTGCAGCCCTGTTATTCTCAATAACTCGACGTTGGAGGGCATCAGCAGCAGCAGTAAGAGCTTCGTATATAGCATCACTAGACAGTTCATACGAATTAACAACTACGGTTGCAGTTTCTTCCACACCTGTTTGTCGATGAATATTCACAACCGCTTTAGGTTCTTTCTTTTTAAACCACAGCATATTCTTTCTCCTTATTGAACGTGTCCCAGGTTAATATCGGGATGTCTGGTATCTAACGAAATACCGTCAAGATGTTTTTGGTATTGCTGACAATTACGGATGATCTCATTAGCAAGCGATTGTCTTACCCGAACTCTACCAACATACAATTTTCCGTTAATAATTGTGCCTTCTCTATGAGGAACTTCCACTTCAATAATAGGATCGATAATATCTTTAAGAAGCTGTAAAGCCACTTCAAGTTCTTTATAACAGTTCTCATACTGATTGTATTGAAGCCAGGCCACAGCCCTACCAATCGTTTCCTGAACAATGCTGGTAGGGGTATTAATAAAAGGCATAACCGGAACAGAGGGTTGGACAGTCTGTTTCAGAGCAAGTTTACTTTTATTCTTTGAACCTTTTGGTCTGCCCATTTGGTTTACTCCGCAGAATACTTACATTTACTGTAAGGTTTTTGTTGTTTGGTGTTCTTCGAGATAACTAATCGCTAATCGTAAAAGTTCTATATTATCTTTAAAATTTCCCAAGCCCTTATTACACGATTGGCATAATAGTTTTCTTTTTACATTTGTTGCATGGTCGTGATCTACACAGAGCCACTTACTTTTACCTGTTGGCGGATTGCCACAAATATAACAAAGCCCTTGCTGCCAATCCCACATCGCCGTATATTCTTCTAGCGTTAATTTATGATGTCTCCTTAAACTTTTAGCTCTAATTTTTTCAGGATTGGTTTCTACCCAATGACTGCGGTAATGACTACTACAAGACTTACACCAGTAGCGCCTTCCAGAAGACCTGCTCCGATCTTGATGGAAGGCACTAGCTGGTTTCGTCTCTTTACATTTAGTACACGTGAGCATCATATACTAAATATACTAAACCTTTCTCGCTTACGTTATGCTAAAAGCAGCCGCTCCCGCATCGAACGCAGAAGAGCTTTCACACCGAGCGAAAAAATTGTTGTTGTTAATTACAGCCTTGAACATGGTTTTCCAACCAGCTTTACGCCGTTGGATCAACGGATCACTGTCAGTCGCCACAGGAGCAGTAAGCGTGGACTGCAAGGCCATAAGGTCTACGCAAGTATACGCTTCCTTTCCGATGAAGAACGACAAGTGAATCTGCCGTGTACTCGCAGCCAACTGAGCAGGAGCAGCAGCACCCGTGGTCGTCAACTGCAAGCGAGTCGAAGACGCAGTACCAGCCGAGGAACCGAGTTTAATAGAAGCACTCGGAGCATACCCCGAACCCTGTAGCGTCATCGCAGTCGCCGTAGTCGTCGCACCAGCAGCAGCAGTCCCATCAGAGGCGTAGATATTATAGGTGTACCCAGCGGTAGCCGGAATAGTCACCGTCACCGTATGGGCCTGATTACCGTCATTCGCAGTAGCCTGTTCAGACGACTGGTAAATGACTCTCTCATACCCACGCAGATTATCCACACCCGTAACCATGACTCTCAAGCCTTTATTGGCCGCAAGAGTCCCGTTGTCTGCGCTATTATCCGCAGTAGAAGCCGCAGCCGCAGAAGTCAACATAGGAATCAAGTTCGAGCGAACGAACCGGAAACCCTTGTAACTCCCCGCTTCACCATTCCACAGCGTTTTCGCACTTGCATACTGATGAGCAGATTTGAAATCCGAATCAGCAGCAACATCCTGTTCCACAAAAGGATCGACGATAGCCAGATAGTCGTCCCCAAGTTCAGGGTCTTCCGCACTACCAGCCTTCGGTTTCTCGATCCCCATTGCGCCCAATGCCCTCAACTGGGCCACGATACGCGCCAGCACAGAGGCCGTCACATAATCCGTAGCACCAATATTAAGACGACCAGCAGTCGCCCCAGGATAGAACACAGTCGTTCCACCCATAAGAACATTGAAGATCACGCGATCAATCGTTTCAGCAGCCTGAATACCAAGCAACTGAATCGCCTTCTGCAGAGGTTTGTGCCGAATCGTTAATTCAGCAACATCCGTGATAGTAACCACGGCACCCCATTGCTCAGCAACAGCCGTAACAGTCGTGATAGACATAGAAGTATCACTAGGAGTCACGCCATCAGTGAGAGTAGACTGGGGCAACGACAAACGCTCATATCGCGTATATTGGAAGGTCTTTGAAGATTGGCTAGGCAATTTCGCCTTATCCGCAGCTTCATAAAACCGAACAATTTTATACGCAATGGAAAGCGTTTTCTCTGCAATATAAGTGACCGCATCGCTAGCCAATGCAGAGAAATCAGTCGCACCGACCTGATTACGCACCGGCTGTAGAAGCCAATTCTTAATTGCATCGAACATTTACTTTCATCCTTTTCTTTGTTTAGAATTTGACATTTTCAAGCGCTTTTTCCTTTTCAGGAAGAGACAACTCTTTAAATGCCTTCTTAGTAGGTTGACGATTATCAACACCACTCTTTTCAGTTACAACGCGAACCTTCTGTTTCTGAATCACAGTCTTAGGTTTAGAAGTTGCAGATTTAGGAGTATCTTTAATGATACCCTGTGATTTCAAGATAGCATAGGCATCTTCTCGTTTGAGATACTGCCCTCGATTGGCCCACTCATTCTTGAGTTCTTCAATATGGTTTTTAACTTTTCCATAATTAGGAATCGCAATACGAGCGTTTGCTTCGTCTAACTTATCCGCCAATTGTCCAAGAATTCCAGTGAAGCCTTCTTCTTTCTGCCGCAATTCAGCAGCAATAGCTTCCCGTACTTCGGGGTCTTGAATCTTGGCTAGATTATCCACAGCCTGCCTTTGCTGGGCAGGAGTGCTTGGCTGACGAGTAGCAAGAGTATCGGAAAGCTTTTTCAGAATCGCATTTTGTTCTGTAACTTCTTTAAACCGAGCATACGGAACACTTTGCTCTTCTTCCTCTTCCTCTACTTCTTCTTCGTTGCCTTCTTCATCAACAACAACTTCTTCGCCTTCTTCTGTCTCTTCATCATCAGAAGACTCTTCCTGTTCATCTTTAACGTCTTGAACTTCCTCAGACGACTCTTCCTTCTCTTCTACTTCCATGTTTATCTCCGTTTTGTTTTACGCCTCTTGAGATACAGGCGAGTTTACCGCATTGGATCAATTAAAATTGTATTGATCTCTTCTTTTTTCTCTGGAATCAGATTTTTATTTACTTCTACCATTTTTAACATATTTTCATCTAAGTTAAATAACTCCCAGGTTGTTTGATAGAGAGCCTTGAGAGAAGCAAACTTAATACACTCGTCCAGCGTAACTCCCTTTACTTTCTTCATTTCTGCATCCGTTACTTTCAACGTCTGCGATAACCTGGTCTTAATGAACTTCCACCACTCAGTCTGAATACCATGCTTTGTAATATTCAGCAAATCTTCTTGCGACATCTTGGAGATACGATCACGTTCTGTATCGGGAATATCGTACCATTCCATGAGAGAACTCCTTATACTTTCTTCACATCAGCTTCAACAGCTTTAGCCGCAGCGACAACAGGAGCCACAGCTTTAAGAACTTTAGCCTCAGCCTGTTTCTTAAACCAGTACCCTAACGCAAACCCCCCGCCAACCAATACCACGCTCAATACCAAATGAACATAGCCAAGTAATGACATTGTTACTCTCCTTTGTTTGTTTACTGAACAACCTGAGTGAAACTCACAAAACTACCAACCTTAACTGTTGACGTAGAGTTGCTGGAATTCTGAGCCGTTTGAATCAATGGCGCACCTGCCACATTCACTGACAGAATACCACTAAAAAATACTGGCAATCCAGTAATTGCTCCACCAGAAGATGCGCCAGCAGCCGTTCCCAGTGAAGTAGCTGTTGCACTAGACACAGCCGTTGCACTAGTAGGAACCTGAATTGAAATAGCAAAAGCAGTTGCACTTAAAGTTGCATCGGCTGTAACAGCTACTTTCAATCCACCAGTCCCACCACAAGTCAAAATCAGTATTCCTTCAAACGCCCATAAGGAACCTGCGGGAAGAACTGGAAAGGACAAGATCGTGGTCAATGTAGTACTGGTAGTATATGTAACATCAGCCGCAACCGCTCGTACAACCATGTGACCCTTAGTAAATAGATAATTCGCAAGCGCAGCCCAGTTTGCATCATGCGCGGCATCATTAGTATCTACCAAAGACAAACCCAACGGATAATTCGGAACAAGCGAACTCAGTAAACTCATAAACTATTCTCCTTTAGAATGATTTACCTTCAAGCTCTTTTTCCAGAGCATCTAGTGAAGGATATTTTTTAATATGTTCAACCAGTTTCTTTGCGTGATCCAGCGTTTCTTTAGAATGCTTTTCAGCGTGTTCCTGATTAAACTTCTTACTTACTTTATTCTTTTTAGCTTTCCCTACAGATTTAATATGCGAGTTGGCGTGTTTCGCATTATTAACAACACCATCAGCCAAATGAACGAAAGTAGTCAAACGATCTTTCTTTTTTAGCTTGAAGATGTCTTTCTTCATTAGAAAGACTTTCCTTCCAGCCGCTTCTCTGCCGTATCTTTCTTATGTTTAGCTTCCATCGCTCGACCCTTTGCCGTAGTCTTGCTTCCTCTCATAGCGCCTATTTTATTCATAATCCTATAGGGAATATCAGATTTAGCTCCATACTCTTTTTTCAACTTCTTTTCAAGAAACTTAGGCATTAGAAACTCATCCCTCCAAGCCTTGTCTCCAATTCAGACATCCCGCCTTTAGACGAAGATTGCGCTTTATGGAGTGTTTCAGGATCGTTCATTTTCTTAATCTTTTTCACAATACGTTTAGCTTTACCTGCCCGTTTTTTTCCTTTTGGTTTTACAGATTGTTTAAACATTTGTCACTCCTCCTTGTTTCTTTTGCTGATAGGGATTTTTAACGGAGGATTTACGAGTACGATTAGTAGTAGCTTTCCGAGAAGACGATTGCCCAACCTTCTGTTTACCAGGGGATGTCGGTTTACTGTCTTTCTCAAACTTAGAGTGAAGGTCTTTTGGATTAGGCCGTCCTGTCCCACCCTTGCTAGAAATCTGTTGTGAAACTTGGCGTCCGTGACCCTCACCCCCTTCCGGCATCCGTTTTTCAGTACCATCGGCTTCGTAAGATGTCTGATGTTTCTGAGCAGTAAGTGATTGCCCAGCGGGAAACCCACCACCACTAGCATACCACGCAAGTAAACCTGGTGACATGGGTTCAGTTTCCGTAACGGGCTTACCGCCCAATGATTTTTTTGGCATTAGAATTTCGCTCCTGAGAGAAGGGCGTTGCGAACTGGACGTTTATCTGCTCGTTTACCCTTTCCAAATGATTTAGATTTCTTCACTTTTAACTGCTTCTTCTTTCCCTGCAAACCAGCAAGCGGCGTAGCCGCACCCGAAACTCCATTAGGCATTTTGTTCTCCAATCAATTGCATTTCTCGTTGTGATTTTAACCCCATATATTCATTCTTCATCATATCGCCTGTTTGCTGATTATCCAACGTATTCCCTGTAGGAGGTTCACCTTGCCCAGCATTTTGTCCACCCATCATTGCAGCCTGTTGGAGGGCAAAGTTATGTTCTTGAATATGTCTCTGAGCCAAAGGAACAGCGTAGGGATCAAGCTGCTGTAGTGCTTGACTATGTACTTGAATATGCATTTTATGATCGTCAAGAGTCGAAATTGGAACATACTTACCTAAGTTAAGAAGTACGTTTTCAATCTGCGGATCAATGCCCCTGTCTTGTGCAGCTTCTTCAATAACCAAGTCGCCACCATCGAATCCAAGACCTTCAGTCCAAATGCTACGAAGAATTTTAGAAACACCAAGTTTAACACCTTCCTGAGCTAAGAGGGGTTGAAGTGGAGCCGCAGACTGTAAGAACTGAAACTTCTGTTGCGTCTTAACATGGATATTAGTTGATTGACTGGAACCTTTCCAGTAGAAGTTATAATCTCCAACCAACATCTCAGGGCGAAGTCTTTCAAAGTATTTGACTCCACGCTTACCAGTAACCATGAACACTTCTTCATCTTCTACAAACTGTTGATTCCGAACATAGGCCATTTTCAACCACGGATTAAACACATCCAATTCAATATTCTGGCACATTTCGATTACCGGAATGCTATATTCTTGCTGAATGGCTTGGATATGTGTTGCAGCTTTTCGACCAGCTAAAGGAATATTGGCAGGGCCAGCGAATTCCTCCATAACCTGTTTCATTTGTGCAGCAGCGTTAAACCCAATCTGCGAGACATCGGGAGGACGTTCAAATACCGCAGCCGTTGGATCAGTCAAAGCCCACATTGCCCCAGGAGCAAACGCGATAGTATTGGCATTAACAACTCGGCCAGGATCATACTTAATAATTGGGTTAATCTCATACAATAGCGCATCAAATGTCTGATTCAACGTATCGTTCAAGAAATACTGAAGCGTAATAAGCGGTTCAATTAAACCAGATGGGTAACTCTCATTCTGTAATTCGCAAAATCTAGCTTGAAGGTACGGAATCTGCTGATCGTAGAACGGGTTCTTTCTGATTTGAAGACAAATAGAGTTGTTACCAGCAGTAGTAATGACCGTAGGTTGTTCATCCGGTTCGTCCTCCGTACCCCAATTAAATTTACCCCAGTACTCAATTACCGTACAGGCAGGAATCTGATCCTGCATATCAACATTCGTTAATCCATCAGTAATAAGCCGCTGTTCCTGTGCCCATTGCCATAAATAAGAATCTTCGGCATGATCTCTTTTAAGAAGCCCGGTATTTTCGTAATCTCCCTTTCGACCTTTTTCTTGAAGTGAAGCAATCGGCTGTTTACTAACTTCAAAGCATCCATAAGCTTCTTCAATTGAATTACAGGTCACAGGATACATATACCAGGCAAATACATCAATGGGTTCAAACGTAGGGTTATTTTTTAATACTAGCTCTTTCTCAGCTTGATAGACTTTAGTTCGAGTTTTACCAGTTGGTTCCAGAAGTTTTTCACCAGTAATGGGATCGGTTACACGTTTCATTACTGGCTGTTCTTCTTTTTCTAAACCAACAACCTTACGACTTTCCTGTTCCCATATACACTTTACAGGACACCAGCCATACATTAAAAATTGACGAAGAAAACGAGGAATCTTTCCTTTGAGTTTTACCTTTTTATCAATCTGCCATTGCATGAAAGAAGTAATAACTTCTGATTCATTCAACATTTCAGGAATAGTCGGTTCTGCATCCAACAAATCTTCTGTAGGAAAGAGAGTTTGTTTCATCTTTGCTACAAGCATATCAATTTGTTTGCGTAACTGAGGGATATAAACTTGTGAAGTACCCTCGTAAAAACGAACATCAAAATTACATCTGTATGCATTATAAAATTGCATATAACGCATATCCAAAACTTGTCGTCGAGTCCGAACCTCGAACGACACCTTTTTAAGCCAGTTTAACGCTCGATCCGCAAGAACCGCATCGGAGGCGTAATTCTTATTATCAATAATATATTCAGGCACGTTATTTCACAAAGAAGGTGACGATGGGAGAACCGGCTGTAGTTGTAATATCAATCCCTTCATTCGGGACACCAACTCCATCTTCGCCAAAAAACTGATGCCAGGCTGAACCAGCGCCAGAGGCAGCGAGATTGGCACTCACCCATACTTGACCAGTACTATGTTCTTTAATAACAACCACACAGGCATTTGTTCCGTCTGCGCTAATACAAATCGCGCCTACACGATACCCATGAAGCAATGCGCTTTGCGCTCCTGTAAATGCTCTAACTTGTAGCATTAAACTCCCGCTTTCTGATAGCCCGTCATCCAGGCGTGAGGATTTATTTTTTCTGTCACTTTGGCATATGTATTGGGGATTACAGGATTTTTTAATGCAGAAAGTTTTAAATTTTCATCTTGCCGTTTACCAGTAATCCCATAAATATTCACAAAGAAATACTTGTCTGTATCCACCAAATGTAAATAATAATCTTTCTCTTTCAATCCCTGTTCGTCCAACCCATCGCCTTTAGGAGTTATTCCATCATCTTTGTATATCGCTCCAAAAATAAAACCATCAATAGTGACTACACAATTAGAATGAACTTGATATGCAGGACGATCTCCAATAAACGTAGTCATCTTTCGTCGAATAGTGGAAAAACCATCTTCATCATTTACTTTTCTATATCGTGGGTAAATTCCTTTGGAGTTAAGAATTTGAATAGAAGTTTTTTCAGTTTTATCATTAACCTGTGTCCCGGCAATATCGCAGAAATCCACATAGCTAGCATTAGGAAAATGAATATTTCCAAAAGCAAGTACCCTATCAGCGTAAGTATCAATAAGTTCATCGTGTCCCAAGATTTCCGCAAGTTTATTCACCCGATCTTGATTATCAATCTGATAAAAAGAGGTAGCGGGTCGATGGAAGCCAAAATCCCAACTTCGATAAATAGGAAGTTGTGAATTGTAGCATAGGTGCTGGTTCACATGAGAAGCTACACTAAAAGCAGGAAATAGACGCTTGACGCCAGGTGCCACCAGTGTCAATTCTTGCTCTCTAGCCCAGTCGTCCTCAGACCAGCCAGCCCTACTTACCTTCGCCCACTCCTGATCTCGCCCAGGAACGAGAGAATAGTGTAATGAAACAACCTTAAAAAGATTATTGCGAAATAGGTTATAGGCGTAATTTTTCTCGCGGGGCGGGGTCGTACACGCCACGAAACGACCTCCCGCATCAACGATGGGTTTTGCCGCCCCAAAACTTTCTTCTAACTTTGTTTGAAATCCAAACTCATCAGACATGATCCAAGAAAACGAGAATGATCGAAGCTGATCGCCACCAGATGCAATACCATAAACATCAGATAACATCTCTGGTACTGCAATGTGGCATTCAGTAAATTCTGCCATAGGTTTCCATGCTGGTAAGTGGTCATAGATAATTTTCATTCTTTGCAAGAGCGCATTGGCTTTATCTGACTTCTCGCCTTGTACTGCAACTTTTCTACCCTGATGAAAGAGTACTAGCCATAATCCATATGCAACCAATGTCCACGTTGCCATAACCTGACGCGATTTCCAAAGATATAACCACTTCTCCGTATGAATATCTTTAATCAAATCTTTCAAATACGGCCAATCTTTGATGGGATATTTCTTAATCGGATGCCCAGTACTATCGTACTCATCCAATGTGTAAACTAAATCCTCAAAATAGCGAATAAGATTATTTGCATAAAACTCACGAATGAGTTTCTTCTTAGTCGCAAGTGTTAATGATTTAATCTGTTCTTCAGAGACATTCATGGCAATAGGTTGGTTCGCTTTCGTTTCCCCGTTTTTGGTATCCCCGACTTAAATAATACTTTGCACTTTTAGCATCCACAAGAAATCTACCAGGGATTTCCTTTTGACATTTCGCGCAAATCGCTGGAATCTTAAATCGCAACATTACTGGTAGTAAATCGTAACTTCTGGTTCACCCTTATCTATCTTCAATACAATCTCATCCAAATGAAGTTTTGTTTTCAGATGAACACCATTCGAGGGTTTATTTTTTCCAACTTCGAGTGTTACAATTGGCTCATTATCTGCCAGTAATCTCACAACAGAATCATTCTTTCCATCCCAAAAGATTTGACACCCGCAGAATTCGTGATCCTGCATAACTTTACCGGATTTCTTAAATGTTTTGTGGGGCATTGAGTTCCTTTATATCGGATTCTGTTAATTCAGGAGTAACATCTGTGGCATCCTGAATAGGTCTAGTATCAATTACCTGCATTGGATTATTTACTCGTCGCATCAATTTAAGCAATTCTTCAGTTAAAGCTTCTTCATTCTCTGATTTTTCTTCTTTGATTGAAAGCTTCTGGACATATCCAAAACATTTCTCCATCATATTTTTCCAATACAAGAATCCCTGTTCATTATCTTGGAACATCCGTTTGTACCCAAGCGCAACCACTTCGGCTTGCATACTCTTCAAGTTTTCTTCAAAAGCTTTCTTCCACCAACTTTTAAACCCAGGGATTCTATTCCACTGATACCATGAAGCACGATCCAATCCAGATTCCGTAAACCATGCCTTAATCGTTGTACCAACGTCGGGATCGAGAGCAGTTCTCAGAATCACCAACATATTCTTTGTCGGTTTGAATTCTCCCTCTGCCCATGCCAATGCCGCTTCTTCCTCAGCGTGTGAGACAACTGGTTCTCCGGCGGCTTTAGCCTTGCGGGTCGCCACGCTTCGTTCCAATGCTTTTTGTTTCGTTATCGGATTTTGAAAACCAACCAGTTTCGTTTGTTCTACTTCCTGAAATAATTCTAACTGATTAGTCATATTGGCTCCCGACATTCCTTTTAACTCTTGCTTCCCAAATCCAACAACTGTGCGCTAAAACTATATGGAGAAGTTTATTTATTTGTTTCTGAGTCATTGTACGAAGAATTCTACGCTCAAGCTGTAATACCAACTGCTCCGCGTGTGGTTCTGGTAGAATCAAGTGTAAACATTCGTGAATAATAACAGCCGGTAACTCTTCAACTCGAATATGAACCGAAAGATTAACTATATCTGCTTCGTGTTTAGTTTCGTGATCGTGTAGAGGAATGCTTTCCCCTAGTAAATTAGGGCGTAAATTCCTAAACCTAAATACAACATTTCCAGACTGAATATATTTAAGAATATGATTAAGCGGATATTTTGGCACAATAATTTTAACATTCATATTCCACCTTAGAAAAAGTGTCCTTGTTGACTGGATAATACAATCGGAACAATTGTCACGCCACCAGAATAAATCAATCCAACTGCTTCTCCTGTTAAAATATAACTACCTGGAACCAAAACCAATTTTCGAGAAATAACTAACTGTACTGTCTCACCAGTTAAGACATAGCTACCTTGTGCCAAAGAAAGCGTATATGTTGGCCCACTTGGAGTATAGGTGAGAGTAACATCTTCGCCGGTTAATGTATATGTGCCATAACCTAAACCTAATGTCCGAGCAAGAAGAAAATGAATGCTCTCGCCCACCAGCGAATAAGCCCCATAAGCTGCAACCATTTCATAAACAGGATTGACCGGAATTTCAAAGGACAACCCCATATCCGCATACGCTGTTTTGCTCTGCGCGTATCCCCACCCTGTCAGCGAATCTCCAAAACCTGCTTCCGCATAACCCGCAGGAGTTGTTAGGGAACGGAGGGTTTTAGAAATAGTAATTTGAGCCGTGACACTATATGTTGCAAATGCTGTTGTACTATTTCGTTCTCGAAAAGTTAAAACATCCCCATGTGCTAATTGTTCGCTTAATATTACCAGTACATATTCGTGTTCAGTAACATTATTTTGAGATAGCGATGCAGTTGCAGAACAACTACAATCTACATCATCCATTTTCCCTGCGACAAATGTTCCGCTACTGATCTGTTGTGTAGTGGCACCATCATCAGTAACTTTTACCGAGGGATACGCTTGCACATAAGCTGAGGTGGCTGAAATACGTCCGTAAGCCCCGCCATTGAGAGTTCCGTATAATCTAGCTGTTAAGGCTCCGGCTGTAGTTCCTGTTTCTGTAGCGTTAATACGAAGACGAAGAACCTGTCGTCCAGCAGCGCAATCAAGTGTGATTGCAGTATCGGCAGCAGCTTTCCATGTAGCTGTAGATTCGCTTCCATCATTGTTTCTAAACCGATAATGTGTTTGCTGCCATGTTGTCGCCATTAGTCATTATCCCGACCCCATACCGTCAACTCTGCTGCTGTCGTAAAGGCGTTGGAAGAAACACTAGTTGTCGTAAGGTCGTCATAATTTGAAACTGAAAAGGAACCAGCTTGTGCTACGCTATTCCAAATACTCGAAAAACTACAAAGATCGGGAGCCGTACCAGATGTGATTGATCCAAAACAAGTTGTACCAACAATTCGCTTAGCATATGCCGAAAAATTATATATATGAATCATAGAAAAGACAGAAGATGTCTGTGCTGTTTTATATAACGGGCAACCATTCGTTGAAACAGAGGTTTGATCTAGTGAGCCATTTTCCAACAATGTCGTTGCAAAATGAGTCCCAGTATCAACCCCACCAGAACCAAGTTGTAAACGAGGAATCCCGTTCGATGCAATTGCTCGAATAAAAATACGAACCATCACATGACGTTTGCCGGAGGTAATTAACACAGGCAATGATGCACCAGACGCCCATTGCACTTGTCCTAAAAATTCCCAGGCTCCTGCCATATTCAAATTTGGGACAAATGCTTTATTGTGATAGCCTATGCGTAATGGACTTGCTAGCATTAGGTCATTTCCCAACCAGAAATAAGAAGATTCACTTGACTGGCAACACTCGCCAAAGCTGCAATAAAATCCCCAGCAGCAAGAATTGTATTTAACGGTACGATTAGTGCTTCACTTGCTTCAACGGGTGTAGCTGGTAGAACTTGATTTGTGGCATCGGCTGAACCTCCCGATGGAACAAAATGCACAGTAATAGTATGCTGAATGGTATCGGTATTGGTAATAAGTAATTCTGTTACCCTTGTCGTTGTGGAACCTGGTACTGTATACTGGGTAACGGCTGATGCTGTTAACTGATTGCGCGAAAGAGATTTAGGAGTTAATGCCATATTTATCCCTTACTGCAATTGAAGAAGACCATTCGTGCCATCAAAATCTAACAAGAAGGTTTCTGTATCGTTTACGGTAATAGATGGACCATAATCAAAAAATGCGATCAATTCTTTATTGGTTGCAGTATCGTTATAAATCACAACGTATCTAAATGGCCCGAATGATCCACCTGATGCTGTCAAGGTTAGATCGTTAATAACTAGTTTATATAATCCTCCTGATTGCGATGAAGCAGAAATAGTCAAGGCTCTAGTTGAACAATGGGTATAGCTAATTTCTGTAATGTCCGATAGCCGAGTATTACTTGCCGATGGAGCAGAATTAGTTAATGCAACTGTCAAAGCATCGCTTCCAAGATTATGTACTTTCTCTGCGATTGCTTCTACGAATGAATTAAACTTAGTGTATGATGCCATCTCTTATTTGCTCCTAACAAAAAAAGACCAAAGTTTACGATACCAAGAAATCCTTGTTACAGGTGTTTCGATATATCGTTCCACAACAATTGGGACTACTGTTTGGGTTGGTGAAATAAATTGGGAGATCATTGGTTACTCGTAAGAAAAATTAATAAGCCCACCAATTTGAACTGCATTGGAAGAATTGATAATAAAGCTATCACCGGCAACCATTTCCAACTGTATCTCATCGCCAGAGAGAATGATTCCCTGATTAGCTGCAAAGGGCATAAGTCCTGTTTTTGAGGTTGCACCAGACTTAAAGCGAATATTCGTCACGCCGCCAACCAAAAACATAATCAAGTGTAAACGAAGCTTTCTTCCTGAATCGGGAGGCGTAGCAATCGTATTATCTCCGTTGGTATTAAAATCAATAATATCCTGGTAGATACCTACCAGGTTTTGATTGATCTTTCCAGAGACAAACTTTTTATAAGCTCCTAAGAGAACTGCTGACATTCATTACCCCCTAAAAGAATAACTTCTAAAACCTGGCCAATGTTATATTGTTTATATATATATATTCTTTTTATTATTATTATTATTATTTTTATATATGGCGGCTATAGTAGAGTATAGTATGTAGGTATGTATTAAGTACTATAGCTTTATTATTATATATTATATATATAATACTATATGCGGAAGATAAATAAAGTATATTGTAAGTGTAGTATTTATTATAATATAAGAACTATTACACTTAAGATATACTACCTACGGGTTTTTAAAGCTTAGGTAAACAAGACAAGAAAAGACGCTCTCTCACTCTATACTTATATTATAGCACAGAACATTACCATTTGTCAAGTCTTTTTTTAATATTTTTATATATTTTTTATATGCATAGCTTTTGTATATTTTTCTATCTATACACAAATATTATTTTTTTCTATTTTTACTATTCACTTACTTCACCTACCTCCTGGTGGTCGAACACACCCCTACCCGGCCTGGGGGATCATGCCACCCTACCCCCATATCTTGTACTCTACTCTACTCTGCTCCACTATGTAATGTATTACATACTGTGTGATAATTGACACAGTGTAAAGTAAAGTTTACAGTGTACTATACAGTACAGTTTACTCCTATGTCGCTGTAATGTAAAGTAAAGTAAAGTAAATGGGGCAAAATAGGACAAAGTAGGGTATTCCCCACTGTAAAGCAAAGTTTACACTACTTTACTCTGCCCTATCCCATTTAACCTATTGAAATGACTACATTTACACTACGATGTTCCACTTTTGCAACATAAAACTGTCAGGTAAACTTGACACCTTGCCAAGATAGGGATAGAATAACGCAAAGTAGCGGTTGTTTCTCTCTGGCATAGCGGTTGCATATATTAGGGGCATGGTGACAGAAAAAAATAGTCAAGAAAAAAGCTTGACAATATAATACAGGTATGGTACAAAGAGAATAGCAACTAACCTAACAGGAAAATACAATGACACTCGCTAGATTAGAAAAAAATCTAAACAGAGCTATAAGAGAATACCGAAAAGCTTGGCAGATGGATAACACACAGCTAGCTAAAGAATGGGTGAAATCCATTGCATACTGGGCGGGAGAATTGGAAATAGAATATAATAAACTCTAACACGTTAACCTATGGCTTGACAAGGAACAGGCCATAGTGTAAAGTGGTAGCAGATAGAAAACAGGGGGTTTGACAATGAATAAACATCTACTCTTGAAATGGTCTGACGGTAACGAGAAGCTAAAAAAACTCGTACTGTTAGCTTTAATCTACCAGCTATTAAAGCTTGCCCTATGGCAAGAGTTTGCGCTAGTGTTTGCTATGCCACGCAAGGCGCATATGTTTATCCTAACGTGCAAGCTAGCAGGGCGTACAATTTCGACATCGCACAGCATAACCCAGGATTTCAAGATATGTTAATACATGACCTAAAACTAATAAAACAGTCTAGTATTAGAATGCATGACAGCGGGGATTTTTTCAACCAAGCGTATTTGAATGCGTGGATAGCTGCTATGAAGCAATTCCCTGATAAACAGTTTTATGCATATACGAAAAGCCTACACTTAGACTACTCTGCTAAACCAGATAATTTCCAAATAGTCCAGAGTGTAGGTGGCAAACTAGACCATTTAATTGATACTAGCAAGTCTCACAGTCGCATATTCGCCGATGATGCTGCCAGGATAGCAGCGGGATATGAAGACGGCAGTAAAGACGATACTACCGCGCAATTCGGGGTGATTAAAATTGGGTTGGTTTATCATGGCAAAAAGAACTTGACAGAAAACCAGAAAGTTACTTTTAGCTAAAGCTAGGTGGGAGCATATATGGCTATTAAATGGATAAGCCAGGGAAGCAAGCCTAATTGCTTACTAGCTGCCGCTTGTATGGCGCATGGATTAGTTCAGGCACACTATGACCAATTAGCTCCATATTATTATCCAAATGTTGAAAATATTAACGATGTGCTATCTATAATTAACCCAAAATTTAATGAAGTTTCGCTAGTAGCAAACCATGTTGTAAAATATGGGCATCGACGTTTTATAGCTATGGACACTATCCCCGATCTGTCAGGTCGTGGAATAATAATTTTCGTGTTTTGGCACCGTGTTATGGGGTTTTTCCCTTCTTGCCATGCTGTAGCCTATAACAATAATGCAATCTATGATAGTGATGAACCGGACACCGCTGCAGGAATGCAATTAAACTATTATTTGAAATACAAAAAAATACAGGAAGATACTAAAGACATGACTATTTATTACAAACCGAAACTTAACAAAGTAATCAAGATAACAAAACAAGATATTCAGATAATCGCCTAGAAAGGGGATAAAATGCTACGCTACAAGGTTAGGAGTTTACATAACAATAAACGACCACCATACGTTATTGTAACGAAGCTGTTAGGTCAACGAGTTACAATGGACGAATATGATAGTTATGTAGGCGCGATGATTGAAGCACTAGCTATTGATAAAAGGGAGAGTGAAAAACGATGACATATGAATGTCAGACAGGCGGTTCTGCTATTAATGTTTCTCAAACATGGAGGATAAAATGGCTACAGTAACAGGGAAAAGTAAAGGATTGAAAAAAGGTGATTTCGTATTCACGGGCGCATTTCCTGGGATTATTGTCTCAGACGTGCATACGTTTGCCCCATGCTGTGAAGTTTGGGGTTTTGAACATGAAAGTGGTAGCTGTTACGCCACTGATTTGAGAAAAATCACCAAAGAGGAATTTATTAACTTGGCAAAACAACAACCATGCGGGTTTAACGGAATCGCCTACAGCAAAGTGGCGCAAGATGCGCTGAAAGGGGTGTAAGATGTGCTATACCTGTGATTGTGATGAATTGTTTGATGCCGACCCCGATTGTAATTGTGTATGCCACCAGGATGAAATTGAACATGGTTATGAGGAAGAATATGAACCAGTTGAATGAAATATGGATAACAAGCGATCATCGGGGGAACGAGTATTTTAATTGTTATTGTCAAGTGGGGAGCATAGAACATATAGAAAAAATAGGTAGTGGATGGAAAGAAAAAGAATTGCTTGACAATACTACAGTTCATATGGTAAAATTACTTGAACTTGGGGAGGACAAGTGGGATGGCTAGAGAAAAGAGAGTAGATAGAGAACTCTATACAATGCTTTGTCGAGAAGCAAGAAAATATAAAATTTCGTATGTTCATAAGGATCAAAGTGGAAAAAATATCTGGAAACCATACAAGCAATTAAAGAGCGAAATTGAAGCTATTAAGAATGTAGACTGCGATAAGAAGGTAGATTGGGAAATAGAAAAAGAAATA